AATAATATATATATAGATTGTTCCAAAACAAATATTTATTTATATTCTATATCACGATATAATAAACATATTATAAAAATATTAGATTATTTTGAATCCAAAGGAGTTAATATTCATAAAAGAAATATATTTAGAGACAACGCCTATTCACGTATTTTAGATTGTAATTTCAAATATAAATATCTTAAAAAAATATTAATATATTTAGAATCAAAAGATATTATTCACGAAAATGCTTATATTATTCTTGCTAATATATCTGGTAAGACTTCTATCCCAAGGCAAATCAAATCATATATTAAAATATTTGATTTTTTAGAATCCCGTGGCATTAATATTTATAAAAAAGATAGCTATGGAAATAATGCCTCTAATATATATTTAGGACCCTTATTTAAATCATTAAAATTATTACGTTATTTTATATCAAAGGGAATTAATATATATAAACAAAAAAACTATATTAAACAAACCCGTATGCTTGAACCAATTAAGACCAGATTATTAAATTATTATTTAAATTTAGAATGCTCTTCTATATTTAAACATAAATATATATTTATATAGAGGGCGTGGAGGGGCGTGCATGAATGCGACAAGTTAAGAAATATATTTTCCAGTTGTATCATACATTGAACTACTATTTTGACTATAATAATAATTATTATTCCAATTAATAACAGACGATTTTCTACTTTGTTCCTCTTCATACGTTTCTCTTTTTTTTGAAGGTTCTTTTTTTAATTCTAATAAAGCCGCTTTTGGTATTTCTTGTTTTGAATTTTTCCAGGATTTTGAATCTTCTTTTGAATCACTCATTAATTTAAATAGCATTTTTTGTTTTATTTTGCTCTATTTATGTATATAATATATATAATTAAAAAAATCAATTTTCCGCAATTTCCGAAATTTTCCGAAAATTTTCCGCACATTAGCAAAATTGAATATATTAAATATATAATATATATAACGCATATAATGAATGATTTTGATTTCAATGATTTACCCGATGATTTTGATTTTGATAAATTAGATGTTAAATTGCCGGAGAATTTGCCAAAATTAGTGCCAGTTGCGCCAATTAAATCATTAGTTACAATAAAACCAGACATAATTGAACATAAAATAGGAACCTCTACTTATTTAAATGGTTTTAATATATGTGGTATATTTAAAAAAGATAAATTTAATATATCAAAAATGAAAATTAATTTTACACAAGATAATAAATTATATAGAATATATAATGAAAAACAAATATTAAAAAATGAAAAACGTGGTCAAGAGATTCCAAAATATAGCAATTATTTATTTACTTCTTGGCAAAATGATTTAATTGATTATATTCATAATAAATCAAATGTTATATTAAAAATTGCCACTTCTTGTGGTAAAACTTGGGCAACTAATTCAATTATTAGTTATTATACATTAGCAAGTAGTGGGACTTCTTTATTTATTGTTCCTAATTCCGAAATATTAAGAGAAAATACAACAGAAATATTAACAAAGAATAAAAAAACATATTTATCAGGTGCTTCAAATATAATTGATACTCAAACAAAAACATTTTCAAGTTACGATGAAAGAACTAAACCCCCTTCGCAAATATTATGTATTACAAGTGATAATTTTATTAATTTTATAACAAATGATATCAATATTCATTTTATTAAAAAATTAAAATATATTGTATTTGATGAAGTTCATTTGCCAGAGATTTCTAATACTTATTTGTGGGCTAATTTAATACCTCATACAGCTCAATATATATTATTATCAGCAACAATTAATAATGTTGAAGAATTAAGTGATTCAATTGCTAAATTATCCGACAATCCAATAAATATTATTAATTTTGATATTAGACCAATACCTTTACAAAGGATACTTATTAATAAAGATACAATGACGCCAACATTTCAAGTTAATTTGGAAGACCCAACGCCACGAGATTTAAATCATATAACAAAAATGGACCCGGGCCATTTAGAAGAATTAGAAAAAATGCCACGTAATGATTTTTATTATTATGCGCAAGATATTATTAAATCTATGGCGCCAGATGTATCAGAAGAAATAGAAAGAGATATAATGAATGCGGTATTAGAACCAACGCCGATTAATTTATATAAAATTATTACTTATTTATTAAATAATAATTATGGACCAATATTAGTTTTTGGCACACATTCCTCAGATATTCAATTATTAGTTACAAAATTAGTTAATTATATTAAATATTTAGAAGATAATGATGAGGAATATTGTAATGCTGAAAAATATTATAAAACATTAGAAAAGAAACAAAAATCCGAAGAACAGATTGACCCATATTCAAAAAAAGCGGCAAAAACATTAGATGATGAAGATTATGTTGATTATAAAATGTTGAAAAAATTATATAAATGGAAATTCCCATTATTTGATGATATTAATAAACAAATTAAAAATAGTAATTCTTGGTTTAATACAGCATTAGAATATGGTATTGGTGTTTATACCTCAAATATTAAATATTCAACACGACATTTAATATATACAGGATTCAAAGAAAATAAAATTAAAATTATGTTTGCTGATAGTTCATTAGCGGTTGGTATTAATTTACCAATTAGAACTTGTATATTAACAGGGGAAATAAATCCAATTTTATATAAACAAATGGGTGGTCGTGCAGGGCGACGTGGATTAGATACAAAGGGATATATTTTACCTATGTTTAATAAAGAATTAGTAAAAAAATGTATATTATATAAAGATGATAAAGAAGATAAAATTAATCTCAAATTAATGTTATCTTATTTAGATATAACAAAATTACTAATTCCAAATGTATTAGCAACATATTATTTTACAGCCAAGAAAAATAAAGAAAGGAAAATTAAAAAATATGAAAATGAAATAAAGAAATTACAATCAATGATTAAATTTGATGAAAAACAAAAACATAATATATTAAAACAAATTACACAATTAGAAGGTAAAATATTAAAATGTAAAGAATTAGAAGATATTGGTAAAATTCAATCACACGATGAAGAAAATATTTTATGTAATATTAAAAAAGATGATTTACAAATATCAGAATTAAGAAAAGGTATATTAAATAAATATATTGATTTGAAATTAGATGACCGTATTAATACAAAGATAGATTATATTAAATCAGCGGGATTAAATTATCATATATTATCTAATATAATACAAATGGCAGATAATATTGAAACGGTTATATTTATTATGGCCTTAATAAATGGCGATTTAGAATATATTAACAATGAAAATGAAATGATTGATTTTCTTAGCACTTTAATTTATAGAAATAAAGGCGATAAATTATTGTTAAATGAAGATATTTTGGATAAAATTGAAACTTATAAAAATCAAATTAAAATAGCTGAATCCAAAGATAAAATTATGGATACAAATTATAAAGAACCAATTAATGATTACTTATATAAATTCTTTACTTATCAAACATTTGATTATGAATATTTAAATAATATTATTGGATTTGGTCAATGGTTTTATTTAATTCTTAAATATATTAAACGCATTGCGCCTAATTCTTATAAATTAAGAGATATTATTATTAATACTGATAAGAAATATATTTATTCAACAACTAAATGCGGAATTAGTCCAATTAAGAAATAAGCTTATTTAAGCCATAATTATCTTTGTATTATTATAATTTATTAATATATCATTTTCTTCCTTTGTAATATTACAAATAATATCTAATTCTTTAATTTTATTTAACAATAAATAATACATTTTCTCACTATTATTAAATTGATAATTATTAATAATAATTGAATCGTCACAAATAAATATTAGATTTTTATAATTAGAATATTGAATAATATTTGTAAATAAATCATTATTCTGAGCTGCAATATCTAAAAACTTAATCATATTAATTTTATGTGTGTGTTTAATATATGTTGAAAATAAATATTCACTTGTTTTCATTTTATATTTTGGTATTTGAATAAACATATTTAATTTATTCCATTTTAATTTCGGGGGCGCCAAGGGCACAATGGGCGCCAAGGGCACAATGGGCGCCAAGGGCGCCAATAGATTACTAACTTGATTAACATTTTTCATAAGAGCGCGCATATTCTATATTCTATATTCTATATTCTATATATCTTAATTTAAATAAAATCAATTTAAATAAATATTTTTATAATATATATATATATAAAGAATGGCAAGTTCTGATTTTGTAATAAATTCTGATTACACAACAGATTTATATAATAAATTTTATTCTAATAAAAATGCTTTGATAGCAAGTGATGACGATTCTTTAATAATTACAGCAAGAAAAACATTTAGAAAAAGAGATACTCCCGGCATTATATCAAATACAAATTTTACAATTAGTAGGCTATACATTTATAAATTAACAATAAATGCGCAAAAAATTACCCCAACCGCACAACCATTTTTATATTTAGGTGATGGTAATTTATATGAAATTACTGACCGTTTATATATAACAAGCACAGATTCGGATGATTATAGTATTACTTTTGATAGCACTATAAATACAACAATTAGAGCAGGTGTATTATTAGGAGCAGCAGCAATTGGAGATAGTGTTAAAATAAATAGTTTTAAAATGGAAATTACAAATGGGGAATTTAATAGCAGTGATTTAAATAATATATTCGTTTCATTACATAATAGTGATACAACCACGGCCCTTAAAACATTAAAACAAAATATTAATTTTGATTTTGATTCTGATAATGAAAATATAAAAATAGGAAAAGATGCTTTAAAAAACATTGTTGGAACTAATAATAATATTGCTATTGGGAATAAAGCTTTATTAAATAATACAACCGGTTCAAGCAATGTAGCAATTGGCAATGATGCTTTACGTGCTAATTTAGCTGGCGATAATGTTGCGGTTGGTTATCAAGCATTACAAGCAAATACATTAGGATTACAGAATACAGCTTTGGGAACACAATCATTAAATAAAAATATATTAGCAAGTGATAATGTTGCTGTTGGGTATCGGGCTTTATATAATAATGTTTCAGGTAGCGCAAATACAGCTGTTGGAGCAAACGCATTATTAGAAAATACAACAGGAGATAATAATATAGCATTTGGTAAAGACTCATTAAAATCAAATAAAACAGGCACACAAAATATTGGTATTGGTATAAATACATTAAAAAATAATTTAGAAGGATTTAGTAATATAGCTATTGGAATAAATAGTTTAACAAATAATACAACAAATGATAATATTGCTATTGGTAATAATTCAATGGCAACAAATACAACAGGAGAATTTAATACAGCTGTTGGAGTAAATGTATTATATTCAAATCAAATAGGTGATGCTAATTCTGCATTTGGTGATAATTCATTAAATAAAAATACAACAGGATATCAGAATTGTGCTTTTGGTTATAGAACATTATACACAAATATCAATGGTAATTTTAATAATGCTTTTGGTAATAGTGTATTATATTTTAATATTGATGGTTCAGAAAATATTGGTATTGGGACAGAGGCATTATATTTAAATCAAAGTGGTTCTCAAAATGTTGCGATTGGAAGAGATGCTTTACGAGCTAATTCTGTAAGTGATAATGTTGCTATTGGAAATAATGCATTGAAAGCAAATACAACCGGAGAATATAATACAGCTCTTGGAACACGAACATTATTTTCAAATGAAACAGAACCTGGTAATACAGCGGTTGGTTATGAAGCTTTATATTCAAATAGAGCAATAAATAATACAGCAGTTGGTCAAAATTCTTTAAGAAATAATTCAGATGGTGAATCTAATTCCTTTATTGGGGCATTATCAGGTAATAATAATATATCTGGTAATTATAATGTTGGCCTTGGAAGTAGCACTTTATTACAAAATACGGATGGAAGTAATAATGTTGCTATTGGAACAGAGGCATTGAAAGATAATTTAATTAGTGACAATGTTGCCATTGGTTATCGTGCTTTAAATGATAATACATTTGGCCAACATAATACAGCTTTGGGAACACAAGCATTATATAATAATTTATTGGCAAGTGATAATGTTGCAGTTGGTTATTGGGCTTTACATAATAATGAATCAGGTAATGCTAATACAGCAGTTGGAGCAAACGCATTATTAGGAAATACAACAGGAGATTTTAATGTTGCTTTTGGCAAAGAGGCATTAAAATCAAATACAATTGGAACAAATAATGTTGCCTTAGGTAAAGAAGCATTATACTCAAACACAGGAAGCAGTAATGTTGCTGTTGGAAGTCAGGCTGCTTTTTATAATACAAGTGGAACAAATAATGTTGCTA